TCCTGTGCCTCGTCCAAAAAACACAAATCGAAGTCTGGGCAATATTTGGCATCGCCTTTGGCAAAATGCTCAAGCATATCGGTAAAATCAAACAGACCCATTGCCTCTTTGTACTCTCGCAAACTCTTTGCCACAAAGTTCACGGTGTTCCAATCATGCTCAACTTCACTAAGGTTGTACTGATCTCGCAACTCTACTTTACGCAATCGCGACAAATTAATTAGGCCCAGCACCGGATCGCTGCTGGAAACCATACTGGGCACGTCCTCATCTATTGCTGTATTTTTTTGAGTGCCAAGATCAACGCCAATTGTACGACTTAGCTCACGATAGTTTTCTTCCTGCATGACTTGCTCTGGCCGTATGTCAGACATCGTGAGTGCCAAACTATGCAGCGTCCTGAAAAATATTAAATCTTCTTTTGGGTTGAAACGCGCTGCCGCTCGTTCTTTTGCTTCATTAGCCGCTTTTCGCGTAAATGCCAAAAAAGCTATGCGTGTTGGATCAACACCATCGTCTAACGCTTTGTCCACCATGTTAAGCAAGGTTGTTGTTTTACCTGTGCCCGGCGGACCAAAGATTCTAAACATTTTTTTCCTTCCGATATATCTGCTGCACTCTTTGCTTGGTGATACCAAATAGCTTCGCTACTGCCGTCATGGTCATTCGTTCTTTGTCGATCAACCGAACAATTTCTACATCACGGTCTTTTTTCGACAGACCATTCAAAACGGGGCCTCCTCTTGATTAAATGATGGGGTTTTCAATTCAACGTCAGCACTTTCAAAAGCCGGTATCTTCCACACACGGACAGATCGACCCTTTATTTTTAGTACCATACTGTCTCCATTTATGTCCCGTAACCTTTGTGCAATTTTATGCGATTTATATTCGAAAAACTTATTCTTCTTCAGATAACTCTCAAAGTCTTTCAACCTGAAATAAGTAACCTGTTCTTCTTCGTCGGTCCATGGGCGGCGGAGTAAAATCTCTTCTTTGTCCTGCGCTTGCTGCAAGTGGCTGCAAAATTCTTCAAGGTAATCGTAAAACTGTCCGCTGATACTAGCGTCTTGTGCTACTTCGATGATGGCGCTTTCGTTGTCACGCATCTCTGTCAACAACGTGCTAATACGACTTTCCCACTGTGCCTTCTGCACTGACCGCGGCATAAAGTTAAGTTGCTCCATGCACGATTTTTGGAACATGGGCTGGCTCATCAAAGCTTCCGTATCTAGCTCCAGAGGCTCTCCGTTTACGTCCATAAACCATACGGGTGGGGTGCTATTGTACTTGCGTAAATTAGCGATTGTAGCGCCAGCTACGGCGGCTCCTATGCCAAATTTGCGGGTTCTGCAAAGTTCTTTGTTGCAATGTGCGCTAATCGGTGCATCTGTGCATTTGTAAGCGTAATCTTTTCGCTCAAGTTGTTTGGCGACAATGTTTACTTCGGGCAGCGGTAAAGGTGGTGATAGGTATTCCATGTTGTACACGAGAATCTCTGACTCCCAACTGTCTGGGAACGCCTTTCGCAAGTAGACACCAAGATTAAATAGTCCATTGTTCCTGCCGCCCTCGCTAATTTTTTGCTTGCAAAGTATTTGTAAACAAGGCGGCCCATCTCTTGCAATAATATCGTTGCTGCTTACGTCATCTATTTGAAGCTTCAACACTTCTTCGGGTGTTTGCTTATATTTATTATAAAGTTCTATAAACTCTTCTAAATCAGCAGACGTGCCGTCATCCAGAAAAGCATACCGCAATCCATTTTCGTGATCGTAATAAGGAAGATTGAGAAAATTTCCAACATCACCACGGTCTAAGTGCAACTTTATCTGTTTTGGAAATATCTCACTTTCACCATAACCAAGGGCCGCGGACATATGTTGCAGAGACTTCTGCATGTCTTTCGCTTCGATCCATTCGGTTGTGAAAAGAAAGCAGTGCGCACCACCTGATTTGCTACGGCACACCACTAAAGGTAATTTGAGTTTTCTTATTTTGTTTACAAGTGTTTTGTGGTCAAGTGGATACTGGTCCACATCTATGCAACCCCATTTACACATGTTGTCTTCATTGATTGGGATAATACCCAACCCGTTGCCCTTGCCGGACAAATGGTTTTCCCAAAGCTTCTTCGTTCTAGGTTCACGCGTGACACCCGCCTTACCTTGGGCTTTGCCATTGGCTGCGGTTTTTTCTATTTTGAAGTAGCCATGAGCTTCCTTCAGGCCATCAAATATGGCCATAAATTTATCTACTGACATGTGTGCCCCCATACGGAAAAATCGGCGGGGCACAAGGCCCCGCCGCGTGACGAATTAAAATGCGGACGGTTGTTCGCTGTCTTCGTCTTCCGTATGCTTCACCACAACATCGCCTGCGGTGATGCTCTCTGCAAACCCCTTAGCACGGGTGTACAAAGCACCGTCTTCGATGACCCCTTCACAGGACATCTCCCATCCATGCCATGACCCTTTCGAGTTTTCTTCAGGTATGGTTTTCAAATGGTAGATGTGGCTGAAACGGGGCGGTGTAAACGGCCCGTTCTTACCATTCATCGAACGAGAAGCCATCATGCTATTCCATTTACGGCTTTTTTTAAGCTGCGTAGATTTCATCGCAATAAGTGCTGTCTCATGTGACCCGTCATCGTTGATGAGGATAACGAAGTGTTGGTGCGTTTCTTCGATGTAATCACCTTCACCATCAACAACATACTCTTTGTTGTCTTCAGATGAACGCTCCGTCTTTGGACGTTCCTGACCGGGCTCGTAAATTGCCATGGGCGCACCGTTACCGCTGCCACGCGGTGCCCATTGAATAAATCTACGCTGGTATGCACAAGGGACAACTCGAACCCCTTGTTTACCTTTGTAGGCTTTACCTGTGACGGTGTTGTATATATCGCCCTTACGAGCATTGACAGATTCGTCATCCAATACAGGATCGTTACCAGACAAAACCTTAAGAAACGGAAGTGCTAAATCATCCGTTCCCAAGCCTTCCATGCCTGATCCGGCATCCTGTTCCATTAAAGCAATGTCAAACACTGCCACGTCTTTCTTGCCCTCTTGGGCTACTTCAGTTTTCTTAGTCATTATTTCTTTCCTCGCTTAATAACTGCGCGTTGACCCACCCATGCTCCAAACAATTCCATAGGAAACTCCTCTCCCGCTTCACAACGTTCTTTTACGAACGCTCGAAGTGTTTGAGGGTGAACCTCTGTCTTTTGATCTGGAACGTATCCCTGCTGTTGCGCGAAAGCAGCAAAGGCACTAGCTTGATCGTCCTCGCCACGACCAAACTGACACGCGACAGTATTCTTGATAATGTCATCGTATCCGTTATCTCGTAGCCACTCGTAAGCTTCAGGACGTTTTTCTACTAGAATGGAAGCACCGTATGTCTGTTTAACCTCAACGGTTGAACCGTCATCCAGTGCAAATGAAGACATACCAATCTCTGCAAGCATAGATGGCATTTCTTCGTCCGTGAGTTTGATTAAAGTTTTTTTCTCTTCTTTAAGCTGCTGCTCAAGGTCAGAGATTCTGCTTTCCTTATCACGGATTGTTCTGGCCAACGCGGCTACCGAAGTAAGCCCTTGCTGGTCAATTTTGTCGATGGCAGTAGCTTTGTCTTCAAAGTCCTGTTCCATCAATTTTGCTAGGTCGTCACTCATATCGTCTTTCTCCTATCGTTGTTAAAGGCACCGTTTGGGCCTTGACAATTTAAGATAATATCTTATACAATCTGAATGTCAAGCGATTTCAAAAAATAGGGGCAACAATGACTGGCTACCATTTTAAGACAAAGCCATACGATCATCAGAGGATAGCTTTTGAGGAATCGTGGGCTGCGGAGTTTTACGCACTGCTTATGGAAATGGGCACGGGAAAGTCTAAAGTAGTCATAGATACTATGGGTGCTTTGTATGAAGCGGGTAAGATAAGCGCGGCGTTGATCGTAGCTCCGAAAGGCGTTTACGATAACTGGGTTAAGGGTGAAGTGCCTTTACATTTGCCAGACCGGATTCCAAGACAAATA